GCTCAACTGAGATCCTCCCAGGGGTTATTCTCTAGGGTTTCGTGCGTTCAAATATCCGACTAAACGTAAATAATGGCACAAGCCGGAGCTCAATAGCTCCTCACAACCTTGCGGAAGAAACTATTCTACAAATACCAGGGCTTCCATAATAGAGAAAGGCCAAGAGAAAAGGAATTTTATCACCCATTATAGGCCAAATGTAGAATCAACAAAATTGACAGTTTATTAGACATGAAGGTCTTTGTTACAAAAATTATGCGTCGTATTTCTCCTTCCAGGATTCAACACGATCATCATAACTAACCCCGAGAGTCAAGGGAAAGACGTTTGCGATATCAGCTACTTGCTTCATCTCATCTAATCTTGACTCAAAAATTTCTCTCCCGTGGAAAAACCACTCACGGAGAGCCCCGTCTATATTCTGAGCCGATACTTCCTTTGGACTTAAATCTTCAGACTTTAATCCGGCATGTAACGACTTAAAAATAGACATTTCGTCTAACATCCCTACGATAGAATCCAATTCTTCATCGTAGCGATTTTTCCGCTTCAAGAAATCCGCATCCTCATCATTCATGAATGGGATGGGTGCAGATTCCTTGTCGGGCATTGTAAATTTCATATCATTATCCGCTAGAAACTGAGCGAATGATACATGATTATGTCTATCCATACCTTTGATGACCGACCCCTTTAAGTCGTCACCATATATAGCAATAGAATTACAATCCCTAAACCTTACCGGTCTGCCCAAAGCGGCAGCGTAACCCGGTAAATCTTCTTCAATAGCAGTCTCATCGTACTGATGGTAAAAACCCAGACGATTCAAAATTGAATTAACTATCGAATTTATATACACTGTCATGTTTTGTCCCGAAGGATTGGTTCCTAAAAACCTCAACAACGTCCCATTGTAGGCCACAAGTGGACTACAAACTTCAAACGAAATTGATTGCATGATAGTTATATCTTTATATGAATAATTGCCACTCCATTTGGCAATACGATTCATAACACTAAACGCAGCTTGAGTCAACTGCGCCGGCATTCTTAAATCGTACTTGGAATAGTCTCCGGCAAGAATTCGGTCCTCCCCAAAATAGTTCATGTGCTTAGCAAGCTCATCCCATTCTCTACCGCTGGCATTAATACCTACTGCACACTCTGCTACTAACGGATTTAATGAAAGAAAGCGAGCGATAGGCAAGTAATACTTTCGTATTGCCATCTGCAAAGTAATAGGAGCGGCTTGAAACACTCGAACTTTATCCTTTGTTTTGAGAGTAGGTTCATCTTTTAGGGCAGAACCAAAAATACAGTTCCTGCATTTCCGGCCAGCCCACATCTCAAGCGCTTCATGGTACTCTTTCATGATATGAGCCTCAAAAATTTTTGGCTCTGAAATATTACTATAATCGCTTGGTTCAAGATAAACCACGTGTGGAGCTTTAGGGCCTCCAACAGGAAACCCAATTGATGTACTAATTTTCATAGAATCAATGAATCTCCACCCATCAATACCGGATACGGTTTCGACATCGGTCAATGGTCTCATCTCAGAATACCACTTTTCCGCTTGATTGTCAAAACATTCCTTCAAATCTACTAAGTAATCGTCGCAAGCGCGATCAACATCAGAAGCGGGGAATCCAATACTGGGTTTGCAACAATGGGCTAAAGAGGCTGCCCAAGGTTGCCAGGTCTCCTTAATGACTACTCCATCGTCGCGTTCGCGAGGAGTTTCAAATTTAGGAGGACCCCATAAATTTTCCTGTTTAGTGATTTCCGTCACAGCTGCAGAAATGGGCAACTCTCTGACCTTAGAGACCATACGAGCTCGCCCAGTTACTTCGCCATAAGCTAGAACCGCTGAATCATTGGGGATCCAGTTAACAGGGGACTTGTAGTGAACACCGCCACTAACATCAAACTTTTTTCCGAGAATCTTATCTGGTAATTCAGTAGAATCTGGGCCCAAAGTAAACGCTTGGCTTAAATCAAGTAAGTTAGAAATACCAACGTTTAGTTCGGGAAGTGTGATGGCACCAGCGCATCCGTTTACAAGTCCTGTTTGCCCACCTAAATGGAAACCTAATATATGATGTTGTTTTCCCTCCGAAACACAACAAGTCATACACTGGCCACCAAAGGTGGGTTGAGACATACTATAATATGAACCTCTAAAAGTGTGAAGTCCATTAGTAACTGTTTCATTCGGCGCCCACAGAAACCGATCAGTAGATGTTTTGCCATCCTCATCAACATAATAACTGACGCAAGGTACACTCCTAGGAGAAACCTCGTCAGCAAATAAGCTCATTCGATTAGGACAATCACCACTATTGGCTACGTACACTAAAGCTAAATCTGTTCCTTGCATGCGTTGAACACGCGAAGGATCTATGATAAAACTAATTGATTGCCCCCTTTTCTTAATAGTGGCCTGAACGCTAAACTCAGGCACCATATGATAAGGGATCATCAATATATGTGTCCGCACCATGAAAGCATCACAAAAGCGAATTTTGTCGCGTACTTCGTAACTGAAATACCAAATACTCTTTTGTATGATACCTTCATAATGATCAATATCGTGTGGATATACTCCTGCCACCTTTTTCGTAGCAGTTGATAGCCAAACATTTTCTTCTGTCTCTCTCTGTTTAATCTCTGTAATACTCTTCGGCTGTAATACTCCTTGGATAGAAGTCATTGAGCGAAAAGCTTGGATTGTTTTAACGCAACCCCAGATAACTGAGAAACCCGCAATAGTTCCGCAAACATATTTGAGATGATTCTCTCGAACATCTACAAATAGTTCCGGCATAATATCGCGTCGCCGCTTAACTTCATTGTAATAGGCTTCCTTCACATTTTCTACAATTGTAGCGTAATATGAAACAAAGCCCAAGGACATTCCAAAACCTATTATCCCCGCCAAGGCGAGGGAAAAACAGGAAATAAAAAGAATAATAAAGCCAGTGGCGATAAAGTAATTTATAACAGCTCTCTTAATACGAATATTAAGTATATCTGTGTTCAAAAACATAATCAGTCCCTTCATAAGATCGCTGGAGATCCAGTCATCAGGAACATAATTGGTCCATTGTGCATATTTCGAATCCTCAAACCACCTCAACCAAGAAATGAGTTGTTTATTCGTAATATCTTCTGCGCGAGCCGCGAAAAATCGTGACTTGCGCTCGGCGACAATAGTCCATTTATCAGAATATGTTTTCAATGTATGTGCCAGAGCAATACCAAAATGTGGTTCAAATGCAACTTCATCCTCGGTGTCTGACTTTTTACAGCCACACACTTGAGATGGTTTATTACATTCTTCACACCATGGAATCTTTTCTCCCAAATTAGTTTGTTGCTTAACAATAGCGTCTTGTACAGCGTAATGCTTTTTAGACTTTGCTAGAGCAAACTCAAGAAATTGGAAAATAGAGACATTTGTCATGCCTGGCATGTCTTCAAATTCGAAAGTAGGAGCAACTCGCTTACCCTGAACACCTGATGGAATGATACGCAGTACACGTACCGTTACCAACCAAATGTCTTGGATATCGCAAGAATCTCCATACTTCTCGAATACTTTATCAGAATCCAACATGTGATTCATTGTACCATCTTCGTTTGTTCCACGAAACTCAGGCCGTACTTTTAAGTCGATGTGCACATGTGCACGACGACCTATAGATACGGGTTCGTTTGAAACTTGATGGGCTAATAAATCTTCAACATTTGTAGTTATAGAAACACAGGCAGGCTCAATAGAGACCTTACCTTTATTTGCTAAATCTGCCATAATAGCATATCGCTTTATGTTATTACAGATCTGCACCAACCAATCGGAAGGAGCAATATCTACAAAATCCAATTTAGAATTTCCGTAATCATCGATTTTGATACCGGTGATGTAGGATCTCATATTGGACATATGTTTGTCATCAGGATTTAAAGTAATAGTGAATTTATCTTCAGAAGGAAATTTATTCGCTTTCAAAATGGAGGCCATAATGACATCCGTGAAAGTCGATTTTCCGACAGAAGATTCACCAAAAACTTTAAAACACCATGGAGCCATACGTAGGCCACCACGAACGCGAGACGACTCAAACTCTGTTTGAATCTTTGCCATATCGCGCCAACGATCGCAAAGAACTTTCTTCTCAATACCTGGAGTAGCTTGTTTGTACATATCCTCTAAATCTTGCACGAGCATGGCTAGCTCAGCATCAAATTCAGCTTCGGATATTTTTGTAAAACGGCTAAGGTTACCATTTCGAGCGTACTCCCACAGGGAGAGCATCTCGACATAGCGAGCTTCAGTTTTAGCAATAGCGGTGGTGGAGTATAATAAAGGATTGAAGGATCCTTCTTCAAAGCATTTATAAGCGCCTTCAGCGAAGAAAACAACAGTTTCAACAATGGCATCAATTAAATCAACCGCTGTTAACTGTTTTTCCATCGCTCCGACGGCAAATACTTCAACTCCATGAATGTTACATGAAAGGTCTTTAGTAAATATGCCCAAGGTTACCATCATAGATAACACTCGGGATACTTTCTTAAAACCAGGATTGCAACAGACGAGTTTCCAATTCGACAAACCAGTTGTCATAAGACTCAACCATTCAGGGGTGGAACCCTGAGGGGTATAATCTTTAAACAAATCGTCAGCAATAACTGTAATGTGGCCAACTAGAGATTTAGAACAATAGGTTTTGGCGTGCATAACTGAAATGCTGATAAATTGGCGTTTGGAAACACAATCTGCTAACGCTAACCATAAAGCGACAAGATCCTCAATCTTGCTTAACATCTGATCTGAAACTTTTGCAGCCACGTGTGAATGCATCCGTTTATATAGAGGAGAAAGAAAGCCAGTTTGGGGCTTGAATTTTCGCTGTAGATTGGCGTATTTGCGTTTTTCTTTTTTGGACATAGTTGCAAGAGCGCGCTTTTCGAGCTCGCGCTTCTTGGCTTCAACATTTTTCGCGAACTTCTTCGCACAGGCAGACTTGTATTCGTCGGCTTGTGGAGTAAAAATTGGCAAAATATGTTTACAAAATAGATATCGATAATACATATCTCTCATACAGAGAAACAGGATAACCAATACTATACACAATAAATATAGAAAAATAATGCTTAGGGGCATCAAACCGTTAAGAAATGAATTAAAAGTAAGACATTAATTTATTACCGATGCGCGTCTCGACGCATGGGCTGAAGATTGTTGTGTGAAATTTGTACACTTTTTCCGCGTGGAGTGTGTACTCTAGTCATCTTCCTAACTCCTTTCGTCTGGCGACGAAAGTGAGAACTAAATATAGTAATTACTGCCTCTCGGCAAGCTGATACTGCAGCTATATTGTACTCAGAACTGGGTGTTCCCTTCTCAAGGGGAAAGTGTCACCACAACGTTCTTAATACTCACTTATTATCAAAACAATAAGAATCGAAATCGAAAATAATAATCAAGGGGATCGCCACATGATTGTTACAATGATACAGTAGAAAATGTAATATAATTTAAACGAGAAACCGTCATAACCAAATAAATGGTCGACTGGTCGAATCTCTAATCAGTGATTCATTCAATACCAACACAAAGTATTACAAACGAAATCAAAACTCATACAAGTAGTGAAAACGACATACTTGAGAATTAGATCTCAAATGATGGATTAAGTTTTGTCAGCAATTGATGAACCTGCGACTGACGCAGGATTAAAAAGGTTAAGTTGTATCAAAGAACAACTAGAAAAACTTGGTCAAAAAATTTAATCGGGGCTACCTCTTTAGAAGAACCGGTCCGGAATCAAATGTGCATTAGAAAATGCATCAAGAGAACCATATAAGGAATCAAAAAAAGTCAGTAACTAATAACAATATATCCGCGTGCGCAAGATGCGCACGC